GAGTGGAACAAACCAACATGATTTTTGAGCAATTAGCTCAAACTTTATCTATGGTGGATAATTTTCATCCCGATAAACCAACAATACATTAGGAGGTTATATGAAGTTATTACAAGATTTATGGGCTCACTTGAAAGAGTGGTCTGATTGGGGAATGAAAGACTGGATTAAAGCTGGTATCGTTGCCGTAATAGTCATAGTAGTATTACAATCAATGATAGGTTAATGGTAGACGCTAGATCAGCATATTTAAGAACAAAAAATGCTCCACCTACTGCAGGCATAGGTCCTGCAGGTATGGGGGGAGCTGCATTTCAACCTACAAGCAATCCTTCTGGAGCTGGATTTACAACTCCTCCACCTGACACTGGCGGTGGCGGTGGTAATGACAATAATAACAATATGGATAGTATTGTTATGGCACCACCTAGTGAAACAGGATCAGGTGCAAGTGGTGGTCAGTCGACTCCTTTTTACGGGGTTGGGTTAGATAGTTTTAGAAATATAACTGGCTCTAACATAGGACAAGGAGGCATGGATAATGTCTTTACTCTTATGAAGGATGATCCAGCAGGAGGATTTAATGCCTACTATAATAATTTAAAGAAAGGAGAATCACCAAACGTAAATACTGGATTTAATATTGATGGTTTGTCCGGTCCTAAAACAGGTTTGGATCTTAATCCAATCGGTGGTGTAGGATATACAGGAGATAATTTTAGTTTTGGATTAGATGTTGATCCCAATTTAAATTTAGGTAATATGACTATGAATCCAAGTCTTGATGCTAAATTTCAATATTCATTTAACGAGGGTGGACCAGTGATAGATCAAAGTGGAATTATGAGCATATATGATTATGCTGAAGGTGGTCCAGTTGTTGACCCATCAGACTTTAGAACAATAATAAAAATATTAGAAGCAGGTGGAGATCCTAGTGAATATATGGCAGACGGTGGACCAGCTAAGAAAAAAGGTGGCATACTAGATGCTTTAAAAAAATTTTTAAAAAAAATAGATCCAAATAATTTTATGCCATATCCTTTTGGACCAAGAATAGATTTAGATAAAAATGAGGATGGAACTCCTGATTATTTTCCAGAACAAGAATTACGTGACATACCACCTACTATGGAAGCAGCAGAAGGTGGACCTGTAGATTCACCAGATAGAGAACAAAAAAAAGAAATGGGTGATAGACAATTGGGAGAAATGGGAGCACAACAAAAACCTATGTCTCCTCCTCCAATGCCAAAATCTTTTGGTGCAACTAGAGACAATCCTATGGATCAATTAGAGGCATTTAGAAACGCACCAATGCACGTAGATCCACCTAATATAGGTTTCTTTGGAGAAATGATACCAGCACCTTTATTTGATCGTGCAATGAAATATTTAGACAGTTTACCACCTTCTGAAAGAACGCTTATGGAAGAGATGATACAGAGAGGTATTTTTCAAAAAAGACAACAAGAAATGTTAGAGATGCAAGATAAAATGGAATCACAACCTATAATGATGGAGGCATAATGTGGCAGTTATTAGCTAAACCTCTATTAGGTGTTGCCGTTGATGGAATCAAAGGCTTCGTAGAAACAAAAAAATTAAATGGCGAAGTAAAGATTGCAAAGATAAAAGCAGAAAAGAAAAAACAAGAAGATATAGCAGCAGGTAAAATTAAATGGGAAGCTGCAGCTGTGGATCAAATGAAAGGAAGCTGGAAAGATGAGCTAATTTTAATTTGCCTACTTACACCAGCTGTAGCAGTCTTCGTGCCTGGTTGGACACCACATATAAAAGCAGGCTTTGAAGCCTTGCATTCTTTACCAGATTATTATAAACATTTATTATATTTGGCATGCTCTGTTAGCTTTGGGGTTAAAGCTGGTCCTGCAGCAATGTCATTGTTTAAGAAAAAATAGGAGACATATATGCCAAAACGACTAAAACTACCAAAAAAAGTTCGAACTATTATAGCTGATGTGAGAGATGCAAAAAAGAAATTAAGTCCGCATCAAGATCCAAGAAGTAAACAGTCAGCTGCTATGAGATTTGCAATGGATAATCCAAAAAAAGCAACTAAAAAATCACCAAGTCCGCACACAAATGGTTCTACAAAGAAAAGAACACTCAAAGATGATGTTGTTAGAAAAGGAATAGCAGGTGGTCTTGCAAAAAAAGGTAAAGATAGAATTAAAAGAGAGCTAGGTGGACCTGCAGGTTCACGATTAGGTGATTTAAACAAAGACGGTAAAATGTCTAGTTACGAGAAAAAAAGACAATCAGCAATTGAAAGAGCAATGCAAAAAAGAGGCAAAATGCAAAAACCAATGACAAAAAAATTGTCTCAAAAAGGACCAGCTGGTAAACCAATAGCAACTAAAAGAAGAGGTAAAGTGTAATGGGTAAATTATGTCCTAGAGGTAAGGCTGCAGCAAAACGTAAATTTAAAGTGTATCCAAGTGCATACGCTAACATGTACGCTAGTGCTGTGTGTTCTGGTAAGGTTACTCCTGGTGGCAAGAAAAAGAAAAAAGCTGGAGGAGGACCAATGACATCTAATGGTGTTTCTCAAGCAAGAAAAGCAATATCTTCTCAAAGAAGAGTAATGCTTGGAAAAGGTGGAGATCCTAAAAAAATAGTGTCAGCTGCTTGCGGTGCTATAGAAGAAGGCAAAAGGAAAAAAACTAAACTTTACACTGGATAATGGCCAAGAAAGGTTTAAGAGCTTGGGTTGCTGAAAAATGGGTGGACATAGGTGCACCAGACGGCAAAGGTGGCTATAAACCTTGTGGTAGAAAAAAAGGTGAAAAAAGAAAAGGTTATCCTAAATGTGTGCCACTAGCAAAAGCAAGAGCAATGAGCAAAGGTCAAAAAAGATCTGCAGTGTCAAGAAAAAGAGCTGCTGGTAATCCAGGTGGTAAACCTACAAATG